CAGTAAGCTATAGCACTCTTAAGTTAAGAAATTCGCAGACTGCAGGGAACAGCCCAAACACGCCAGACTGGGCTACTACAGCAGCATCTAACACGCACAGCGTAGTTGTCAGCTATAGCACAGCCGCCGGCCCAGGCATTCGAGAATACAAAATCTTAGATAGCACCGTTGAGTCAACCAACTATCAAGAGATCACAAAGCCTAACAAGGAAGTCATAAGCGTTCCAGTATCACGTCTAACAACGGAGAAAACTGGCAGCGCCGCCGTGCTTGGGGGCTTAGTCACTGAATACTTAAGCAATGGCCTTGGCTATGGCAATGTCGAAATCATAAAGACAACTCAAGAATGGTTTACATACGACAAGTATGGAAACGAGGTGGAATATGTGCGCGATGTCACTGGCTCTGTTGCCCATCTGATAGGCTCGGCCAATGTACCATTCGTGCTTAGCCCCACAGATTATGTGGTCATCAATACGGCTAATACACGAGCACTTGAATACTTCATCAGGCGAACCACTACAGTCGGTGAGTTCCAAAAGGTTGTAACAGAGACGTATGGTCCATGGGCGCGCACCATCAATGGCCAGCAGACAATTGCAGCTGCACGCGATAATTTTACCACTGCTGCTCAAGTTACCACTTATCTGGCGGCATTATTCCCTGACGCTGGAGGCCTTGGGAACCGTGGCCTGTTTTTAATTGACACGCAAGTATCTACACAAACACGCACTGAAGGTCAGCGCAGCCCCACAACAAGCGATCAGATCAACGCGGCCAATGCAGATCCAGATGCAAACCCGGCCAGAAATTGGCGTATGGACAGCACGGCTCAGCTGCAATTAGCCATTGGTAGCGCTACTGCACAGCGTCGCATTGAGCTGAGTATGCCATATGCGCCTGATGACACGTTTGTCAAAGTTGGTGCGGCCTATAGTTCAACAGCAAGTGATGCCGCTGAAAAGGCCAACCGTTTTGGTCGAATCCAAAACCGGTTGCTGCATGGGAACCGGAACGGCGTCAACCTGCAGCTGGCACCAGGCAAAGTCGGCTCAGCTCCTTTTAGCCCCTTTGTGCTGCAGGCAAATGGCCTTAGTGCGTTGTACCGCACCAATGGCACTAACTGGCAGCTAAGTAGCGATGGCATCCTCATGTCAACGGATGCATTGTTCTGGGGTGCTGTCGGCGGCACAGGCACGTTCTGGTTTCCTGTGGCACCAGGCATCACAAGCCTGCCGTCAGAGCCGGCGATCGTCGGTGGTCAGATGACTGTGACCACTGTGGTGCCAGTTTGGAATGAGACGGCGTTTATCAATGGTCGCGTGCGTGCAGGGCTGCAGGTGCTGAGCCTGCCGTATGCCTTGAACTTGCTGACGACAGCAGCACCATCAGTGCGGTGCAGAATTGCTGCTCGATCAGGCATTGGCATTTCAGTTCCTGCCGCCAATGCAAGCGTGGCTGGTGTGGCGCCGGCCGTGAGCATTGGCGCAGCTGTTGCAGTGCCAGCAGCTGCAACCACAATGGCGGCTGTGGCCCCGACTGTGGCATTTGGCGCAACAGTCAGTGTGCCGTCTACTGCGGCAACAATTGCCGCGCTTGCGCCAACGGTCACCAGTGGTCAGCTGGGCATCAGTGTGCCAAGTGCAGGCATGACGCTGGCAGCTGTGGCACCGTCAGCAGTGGTGGGCGACCCAAGCTTTAGCAGCGTCCAGTTGTTGCTGCATATGGACGGCAGCAATGGCAGCACAACGTTCACGGACAACAGCAATGCCGCACGCACTGTCACGGCTGGTGGCAACACCGCGATCAGTACGACGCAAAGCAAGTTTGGCGGTGCGTCGGCTTACTTTGATGGTACAACGGATGAGCTGAGCATCAGCCCAACAATCACGATCTCGTCCGGGCAAGATTTCACAATTGAGATGTGGATTTACACTGGCACACTTAACACTGGCAGCCTGATCAGTACAACGACTGACACAGCGATGATACGCGCCGATGCAAGCTTCTCACGGTTCTATTCCGGCACCTTTGGAGACTACTCAACACAGAACTCGTATAAGGCTAACCAGTGGCAGCATATTGCCATTGCGCGAAGCTCCAATAACATCTACATGTATGTGGATGGCGTTTACGAAAACAATGGCATTGCCACTGGCGGTTACACCATAAACCGAATTGGCTACAACGGCACTCATGACTTTGAAGGCTACATCGATGATGTACGCGTGACCGTTGGCGTTGCTCGCTACACAGGCACTGGCAGCTTCACGCCGCCGACCAGCGCGTTCCAGAACTACTAATCGGCAAGCTAACGCAGGCTTGCGCGTTTTATGGCTGTCACAATTAGCCTCTACAACCACACCAGCAAACGCTTTGCCGATGGGTCCAACGCGGTAGGCGATACCTACAAGTTGATGCTCTGTTCTGCTGCAACGTTCACGGCAGCTGATACGACGCTTGCAGGCATTACCAAGACCGAGCTGAGCGGCAACGGCTACACCGCTGGCGGCAACGCCCTGACCAACGTGGCCGTGACGACGGTGACCACAAATGATGCCAAGTTTGACGCGGATGACGTCACGTTTACCGCTAGTGGCGGCAGCATCGCGGCATCGTATGCGATCTTGTACAACTCAACGGATGCCAACTCACCGCCGGTTGCGTTCATTGATTTTGGCGCCACGCAAACCGCAGGCACCGGCACTGATCTCAAAGTAATTTGGGACGCGACTGGAATCCTGACGTTCACGGTGGCCTGATATGGCAATTACGGCCTCGATCAGTCAGAAGGAACTAGAGCGCGTGGCCAACCTGGCCTACGAGACCAAAACGCTCAAGGTCATGTTGTGCAGCGTTGGTGCTACCGGGTACACCGCGCAAAGCACGGTAGCGAACTGGCAAAGCGTCGAGAAATCAGGCAACGGCTACGTGCGCTACAGCACCACGATTGGCACCGGCGCCTGGAGCAACACGAATGGCCGCTATCAGCTGCCAGATATTGATGCGGCCTTTACCGCAACTAGCGCTGGCTACAGCTACGACAGGATTGTGCTCTACATTGACGGCGCGACCTACCCGCATTCAGTGCTGGCAGAGGATCCAAACATCACCGTGTCCGCAGGCCAGACGCAAACCTACCGGTTAACGCTGAACACAGACGACTAATGGGAACCCTGATCAACGTCATTGTTGATGATGGTGGGTTGAGTCAACGTGCTAGACAGCAGGCGCAGGCAAACCGCTTGGCTCGCGTTGAGCAAGACCGTCAACAGATGGTTGAAGACAAAGCGACTGCTGAACGGCAAGCACAAGAAGATCTAATGCGAATTGCCGCAACGCAAAAACGGCGGCAGCAAGAGCCAGCAGCTTCGCGGCTGTCAACGCTCAACTTTGGCTATGTCTTTGATCAGTTTGCTGAATGGACAACAAACAGCTATCCGCTGTACAGCATGGATGGGCTGCACAAGGTTGACGTGCAGTTCCATACGCGTGCTGCAAACGGTATCCAACGCGTTGCAGTTGCAAACCCAACCTATTGGGGCACTTCAAACTTCTTCTCGTCAGGACTGTGCACTTGGCAGAATTTTCCTGATAGTGGCACCGTAGTCCCAAGTGGGGGTGAAATCTGGCGTGATGCTGAGCGATGGGTATATTTACCTGCCGGTGGTCGCAATGTGGTGGTCGTTCATTATCAAACATACGCACAATCAATTCAAGTGTTTTCAGCGCAGCTTGTGCCAAACACATCGCCAGGTTCAAGCGTGCCATGGGAGATGACTGGTTTTTCCGTCGCCCAGCAAGACGCACTAGCCAACACTCGCGTTCAATGCTTTTTAATAGGAGAAACAACAGCAAAGCAAATCACAACACCAAACACTCTTGCAGCTGCACTAAAAACACTGTTCCATGAATATGAAGTCTGGGGGCAATCGCGGTCGTATGGCTGCGCATACGGCACTGGCTCTGCCACTTTTTATCAGGTAGATCTCAACAGGCCTGGTTACAGCTTGCAATACGTGCCACCAAATACCCAGCAAGTGCCACCGCCATCAGGCGGCTACAACATTAGGACGTGGCCAGCAGAGAACCCAATCAACCTTTGGGAGTTTTACGGATCTGTTGCTGAAACAGCTTATAGCCCTGCAATTTACAGTCTTCTTACTGACGTAACGCAACGCGATACTGTGAATGGTCGGCTATATGCAGAGGTGGTTCCGCGTTTGGCCTATCCAGCCAAACCACGGAATCACCTTTGGCTTCCAATTATTGATTATCCAAATGATCAAGTGTGGAGCAAAGAGAAACGCTGCTATGTCAACACTGGCCCGTTGCCTGCTGATTCCTACGATTGGAGCAGTTTGCTTGCCAACCAAACTTATTTTGATCAGAATTTTCGCTACCGCAGCCTCGCTCGTGCTTTGCCACTTGTAGGAGCAGCTTTTAACCAATCAGCTACCGTCAAAGCTTTTTACACTGATGCCGGAATTGCTGGCTACTGCCAGCAGCAACTGCTCAATCTAGGCTTTAGCCAGTCGGAGATTACCCCGTGACTACTATTGACGTGAGCAAGGCCTTAGTCCAAGCCGCCAAGCAACAAACTGCTGCCAACCGCTATGCGTTGATCAAACGCACGGCAGAGGCCAAGCTTCTCACCAAAATCATTAAATCCTAATGCTGCCATTTGTGACACCGCCTGCTGAGCAGCAGACGCGCAAGATTGGCAACGCGGCATCAGGTGTGCTTGCAGTTCCGGTGCTAGGTGGGTTGACCGTAGAGGAATCAGCAACCATTGCTGAGCTGCTGGCCCTAGAAGAAAGCAGTCTGGTCAAGGGTGCTCAGGCTGCAGATGCTATTGCCAAAGCCGAGCAGATCAGTCTGAGCGAGGCTTTCTCGATCATCAATGCCACCGTGCAAGGTGTTCTGCAGGAACCTGCCGCTACAGAGATTGCAGCGCGTCATGCCGCATTGATCCAGCAAGTGGCGCAGGTGGTGCAGGCCTCTGGTCAGCGCAACATGGAGGCAACTGTGACCGCACTCCTGCGTTACAGGCTGGAGCGGCCGGAATGGGGCATCAGCAACACGCGCAAGCTGCCGCGTGTGTTGTTCAACGGGTTGTGGCAGTTAGCGATGGATGAGCAGGCTGCTGAGGAACTGCAAAGTGAGCCGATGACGGAGGAGGAGCTAAAAAAGCCGCCAGCGGCGCATGGCAGCCCACGAAAACGGACTGGCAAGCAATCTTCTGGGACTTAGCGCGAGGGTTCCCTGGTCAGTTTGATCGCAGCAGCTACGGCACAGAGCTGCGTGCCACGGTGCTCAAAGCCCATGCTGAGCTGCAGCGTATTCACCGTGAGGAAGCTGCCCTCGCTGAGCTTCCTGTGGCCAGCATGGCCAGCTTGCTAGCCAACATCCACCGGGATCCAAAGAAGGGTGAGCCGTTTAAGCCGGTGGATTTCTGTCTGTGGCAAGAGCGTGAGCAGAAGGCTGAGCTGTCTGCTGAGGCAGCAGCCGTAGCGCTGAACCTCCGAGCAGAAGGAAAGCTGCCAAGCATTGTCTTGACGGCATGGCAAGAGATCTTGGCCAGCGCCAAACCTGATGGGAAGCTTCCTGCGGTGCGTGCATTGAAATCAGACGATGAACGTGCGTGGGTACTAGCGCCCGTGTGGGAAGGCAGTCATGTGCGCGGCGGCCTTGTCGCAGTCAATGGGCAAATCAGCGGCAGTGTGCTGCTCCGCGATGTGGATAAGCCGCTGTTGACGTATCGGCTGCAGTTTCCGGCTAGGACCGCTGTTGGCTGGCTGGAAGGCGGGCTGCTGCTGATTGGGGAAACCTAAAGCATGAACGTGCTGACTCTGCGCTCGCAGTTGGCGTTAGCGCTCAACAGTTACTTGGGCACCTATACGCTGGCAAACACGGCAACAACGCCAGCAATCAGCGTGCGTGCGGTTGGCGATAGCCTGCCGCCAAGCACACGGGTATCAGGCTTGGAATGCGTCATCTTGCAAGAGCCAGAGCTGATTCCAATTCGGCAGTATGCGCTGGAGCACGCCTTTCAACGTTGGACGATTTACCTCGTTGACTGGGATGGCAACACGCCTCTTAACACTGTTGCAGGACGACTGTTGTGGTTGTACCCAGGCAGCAATGCAGTCAGCATTACGGTGCCACGCAGCGTTGGCCCACGCTCACAAATGCGGATTGACATTCAGACCAATCCTGATCCGATTGTGGCCTGAGGCGGCAATTTAAGTCTGTCGCTTGCATGTGTGTCGTGGTTGAAGTCTGGGCAGCTGTTGTCGGCGCTGCAATTGGCATCACGGCAGGTGGCGTCAGTGGCTTTGTCAAACGCGACAATGAGGCATCCGTCGCCGTTGTACGCCTAACAGCAGCGGTCGAGCATATTGCTGCTGAAGTGAGCCTGCTGCGGCAAGAGATCAAAGACGACCGCACAGAACTGTACCCACGCATCAATCGCATCGAACAGCGGCTGGCATCACTCGAAGCCAAACTCTGATGTGGGTGTTGCTCCTGTGGTTGCTAAATAAGTGGTCGGATTCTCTCAGATGATCATCTTGTTAGATGTCACTGGGTCTTCTTCATCAGCGTGCGCTTCTGGACCCCAGGTCTGTTTGATGTCAGCCGTCTTGACAGCAGTGCGGCGCTCTTGATCAGCGGTCTCTAAGTCCTGCATCCACGCATCAAGCTTTTCCCGCGATGGGATGCCACGTGGCATCTTCAGTGCCTTGCGTACTGCTACCGAGTCACGGTGGAACAGGCTGGCACCCTTGTAGTACGTGATCCACCAGCGACCATTGTGGTCACGGTCTGTTGTGATTGAACACCCTGCTCCAAGATGGAGCGTCTCAAGCTTCGCCATGAAGGCAATCTAAGCCAAAGGCTCAGGTCTGATGACAGCAGAAGAGATTACTAGCATCGCCATTGCATTGCTAGCAGGCAGTGAGCTGCTGAGCTTGGTGCCTGGCATCAAAGCAAACGGATGGGTCCAGCTAGTGCTGGCCGCATTGAAAGGCATCGCGGCAATGGCTGAAGCAGACAAAGGCAAAAAGCGTCGCCGCTGATTGTGGGCATCATCCAACTGGTTGACGCGGCCAAGTGGTTCAAGAGCGAACCGCATCAGATTGCTGCATGGCACTGGCTGCAAGAGCAATGCACTGCTGATGTGCTGAAGGAGTTTGCAGAGCTGTATCGCGCTGCAGTGCCTTCAAAGTCAATGCTGCCGCCACCATGGTTGACGCCGGCATCCAAGATCATCCGCGAGTTTGAAGGCCTCAGGTTGGAGGCCTACAAGGATGCAGTCGGTGTGCCAACGATTGGCTACGGCACCACGCGCTACCTTGATGCGCCTGTTCGCATGGGCGACAAGATCAGCCAGCAGATGGCAGAGGAGCTGCTCCTCAATGAGGTAGAGCATGTCTTTGGGCCTGGTGTGTTGACTTTGATCCCCAGCGCAGCCAAGTGGCGACCGAATCAGGTAGCGGCTGTGATCAGCTTTGCCTACAACCTTGGCTTAGGCGCTCTGGAAGACAGCACGCTGCGCAAGCGTCTGAATGCAGGTGAAGAACCTTGCAAGGTAGTGCGCGAGGAACTTCCCAAGTGGGTGCACGCTGGCGAAGCGGTGCTGCCTGGGTTGGAGCGGCGGCGCAAGGCAGAAATTGAGCTGTTCTGTGACACGCCGTTGCAGCAGGCCCCATTCAGTAACCCGTTGAAGGTGCCGTACTACAGCCAACGGGATTCAGCTGTTGCTGGCCAAGCCAACCGCATGTGCTTCTCGTCAAGCTGCGCCATGCTGGTGGCAACGCTGCGGCCTGACGCACTGAGCGGTGCCAATGCTGATGACGCGTACCTCAAGCGGGTGCTGCAGTACGGCGACACTACCGATGCCGCCGCACAGCTCAAGGCCCTGCAGAGCTATGGGATCAAGGCGCGGTTCAGGCAGGACTGTGATTGGGCAGATCTAGAACGGCAGATCAATCGTGGTGTGCCGGTGCCGTGTGGGTTCTTGCATCACGGCACAAGTGATCATCCAACCGGCGGTGGCCACTGGCTAATCGTGACCGGGTACACGTCGAATATGAGTGCTGTCATCGTCAATGACCCGTTCGGCGAGATGAACGTGGCTTCCGGCACCTATGCCGGCAACCGTGGTGCGGGCTTGGCTTACTCACGCAAGAACTGGGGGCCACGGTGGTGCGTTGAAGGACCAAAGACTGGATGGGCCATCATTGCCGAGCCGTGAACATCTCTCGCCGCATACAGCCTGGCCTCTGGGTCGTCACCAGAGAGGACACTGACGTGCAAGTGTGGATGGCCTGTGCAAATGGCATCACGTTGATGTCGTATTCCGAGGACTACGCGAGGTTGTGGCTATCGCGTGAACACGACAACCCAGATCCTGACGACGCGGCCTAATCATCGTCTGGTTCGGGCAAACCCTTTGCCACACGCAGGCACTCAAACATCACCACAGCCTGCCATCGTTGCGCATGAAACGTGCAGTAGCCCAAACCGCACACGCGCCAGATTTTTCCTTGCGGTGCATCAATCAGCTCAATCCGTGGCTGATCAACCACTGCACGGCAACTTACCAAGACCCTAGTTTCCCGACGGCCTATGGCCTGGGGAGAATGGATGACCCCTCAACCGGGGCCTGAGCATTGGCTGACCTTAGAACGTCAGCGTCGGGCTATTGATGCTTATAGCCTGCCGCAGGCGCGTGACATGCTGTTGCGGCTTTGTCAGCTTTCGATGCAGCAGGACTTGATTCTGCGCGCGGCTACGCGACATATTGCTGAGTTGGAATGTCGAGAGGCCTTACGTGAGCAAGACGCACGCGCAAACTGCGAAGCGCGCTGTCATGGTGCTGATTCGTAGCCTGTCGTGTGATACCCATTTCTTCTGAAATGGCACGAAACGATGGGGTATCAACGGTGCCGTAGCGCCGGCGGATGATTTCTTGCTGCTTTGGTGGCAGCATTGTGATTGCCTTGTCGAGATGCGCTGCAAGCATTTCTAGCTCGATGTCAATGTTGTCATCGCTTGGCGGAGCTGGAATCATTTCGAGGTATGTGCTGCGCTCATCGTGGGCAGAACCATTGAGACGCTCGTCTAGGCTCATCACGTCTTTACCGTGCATGAGGTAAACCTTTAGCGTCTGCTCTGTTATGCCGCAGTGTTCAGCGACTTGAGCAATGGTTGGTTGGGTTCCATGTTTGATCTCATAGGCATCGGAGAATGCCTTGGCATTTCGGATATGAATTGTGCAATCCTGCGGCAGCCTGATTAAGCGTGATTTGGCTGTGATCGCCCTGTTAATGCTTTGCCGAATCCAGTTGAACGCATACGTGCTGAACTTGTAGCCACGCGTATGGTCAAACTTGACGATTGCACGCTCAAGGCCGATCAAGCCTTCCTGCATTAAATCTTCAAAGGTGAGGCACCCTGCAACGCGAATGACGCGGCCTGCCGTTGATGCCACGAGTCGAATGTTGGCAAGGAAGAAGGTTTCGTAAGCGCGGCGACCTTTGCGAGCGATGGCCTTCTCGCGTTTGGTGAGCTTGGTTTTGTGGCGGATGGCAAGCCAAGCCTGCACCTGACGTGCCAGCTGGATCTCTTGCTCGGCAGTCAGCAGGGGGTAGTTGTGGCTGGCCTTGATCAGCCAGTCTTCACCTTGATAGGACACGTGCAGGGCAGCAAAAAGGCCAGCAGGGCTGGCCGGGGGATCAGTCGATGGAAAGCTGTCGGCTTTTGTGCGCTAGCACCCAGCTAGCGAAGGCAACCATCAGGCCTGCGGTGGCGTTGTTGATGGGTGCGGCATGGGGGTAACTGTCGCGCCACCATTCACCGAGCAGGTCTTCAAGGGTGTTGGCGGTTGATGGGTTGTTAGACACTGCTGGTAGACGTCGGTGGTGGAAAGAGCGGTGTAGGTGGAATAGAAGGGATGCGATGGAGAATCGCGCCCATCGAGATGGAATGCAAGGTCGAGGAGGCCCTGGCGAAATTCCTGCTCAGCAGGGTTGCAGTGGTTGGCCATCAGAAGGGCATCGCGTCAGTGGGCTCGTTTTGCCATTTGGTCGAAGCCGGGTTAATGGTGCCAAAGTCACCGTCGCGCCCTTCGCGGCCTTTGCCGTTGATGTAGATGCCCTGCACCTCGACTTCAGCCTTGGTGTCGTAGTCCCAGACCTTGCCGCTTTTGTGGCGTGTGGCGTCGTCGGCTGTGTTGATGATGTACTGCGCGAAGGCGTAGGCCGATTCGAGCGGCACGAAGAGGTTGAGTGAGCGAGGTTGTTTGCCGGCAGTGTCGTAGCGGTTTTCACCGGTGGACCATTTGACAGCGCGTGGCAGCGCGGCTTTGAACTCAGAGGAAGCCATCAGTTGATGGTGGGAAGTTGGAAGTAGCGGCGCAGGCAGTCATGGACCGCACCGCTGGGTGTGAGCTGGTGTTCGTGCGCGTGTTGACGGATCAGATCCATCACGTCCGGCCAGAGGTGCACACCGACCTGCACGCTCTTGGTGCTGCGCCCGTAACGCCGGGGCTTGGACTGGCTAGTGCTAGTCATGAGCGGTGCACCAAAGGTGAGGGGTGTCGCGATGGGCATAGAAATCAACAGGCTGAATCGTGAATCCTGCCTTATCGCTGCCCAGCCAACTTTGCAACGCCCACCAGCGGTGCTTGACGGCGTGATGGGTAGTGAATCGCAGCTCAGGCGGCACCGCGTTGGCATCGGACACCCACTGCAGCGTTGTTCCGCACACGGCCGCAAGGTAGTGGCCGTCAGGGTTGGTCAGCAGCCAGTAGACCCGGTGCAGATACGGAGCGATGCAGGAGGTTGAGGTCACCACGGATGCGGTGCAGGAGCGTCCTTTTCGCGCAAATGTTGCCGTAGTTACTGATTCGGGCATCGTATGCAGCTTCTGCATAAGCCTCGTGGACTGATCGCTCAAGGCCTTCAAGGGCGGCGCATACATGCGCGAGAGCAAGTCGGACGTGGTCATCAGGCGGCTGCATGGATCTGGGCCATCAGGAAGTCGCGGTGCGCGGCGGTCTTGATGTAGTCCGCGGCCTTCTGGTCAGACGGCAGGCAGAAGCGCTCTTGGAAGGCGCTGACGACCTTGCTGCGCTGCTCATCGCTTAAGCGCACCACGGCCTGCACCAGCTCGTGCACCTCGGCGGCTGAGAGCCGTTGCGCACTGGCGGTAGGGGTGCCGGGCAGTTTCTTCGCAGCTGCCGGCTTGACTGCCTCGGGCTTGCTAGCGCTAGTGGGTTGAGCGACGTCATCGCGCATCGGGTTTTCCAGCTCCACGCGGGCCCACAGCTCATAGCCCAGGCCAAAGCTGAAGGCTGCTGCTGTGCACAGGCAACGGCGGTGGGTGTCGGTCAGCGTGCGCGCTGTGATGCGCTCGGACGCGATCGGGTTGTTGCGGTTGTCCATGCAGGCCTGGGGGAAGTCCGGGGTCTGCTGGTCGCCATTGGTGAAGTAGCCGACGACGTAACCGGTGCCATCGGGTGCTGTCCAGATGTGGCTGTCGGCGCCAGGTGCCTTGCGCAGGGCGAACTGCCAGCCAGGGGCATGAACGTGCAGCAGGTGGGCGATCTTGGCCCAGTTGACGTAGTCAGCGGCATAAGTGCCGGTGCCTTTGGTGGAGATGTCATCGGCAGTGATGACACCTCCCAAGTTGGGGAAGTCAGTCATGGATGCGGGTTCTCGGCGCCGCGTCGCTGCGGCATCCCGATCACACTAGGCTAGCCTCCCCTAGTCGTCAAGAGGCCTCCCAGGCGGCTAGTGCGTCATCGATCGGGTTGGGGCCGATGCCGCAGATCGCCTCCCATTCCTGCGGGGTCCAGCTGTGCCAACCGCTCAACACGTTGCGCAGCAGATCGCGTTGCGCCGGTGTCAGGGCCGTGCAGCAGCCTTCTAGCTCGCGCCAGCCAGCCGCTGGTGTCAAGCCTTTGGCCTGTGCAATCGCTTCAAAGCGGCTTTGGTGCGTGCGGCTGAGGGCCGTGGCCTCTTCAGCCGACAAGGGCTTTGGGGCTTGCGCCCACTCCGGGGCGTCCAGCTCGCCCATGAAGTGGCCAAAGAAGTCCATCGCTTTCCAGGGACGGCCATCGGCACCGGTGATGGGGATGGACTCTTTGAGGCGATCTTTGAGGGCGCGATCGGTCAGACCGCTGTAGTCCCCGGCTGCAACGCGGGCATTGGCAATGGCCAGCTGCGCAAAGGTCAACGGTGACGGCTGCTCGGTCTTGGCGTTTTGCAGGCGGTTGAAGCTGCTGTCGCGCACGGCAGGGAAGCCGGCCTGCTCACCCCATTCGTGCAGGGTGCTGTGAATCCAGCCGTTGCGTGCAGCCCAAGCGCTGAGGGTGCGTCCAAAGCGCTGGCGAGCGGCTAGGGGAGGGTGGGTGTAGCGGTCGTGCTCCATCGGCCTTGGCTGCGGTAGTGGCTAGCCTACACCTGCCAAGGCTTAGCCGCCGGCCCGCAGTCGCGCATCCACCACCTCCCCATCTCGCACCACCAACCGCTCCACCCACTGGCTAAACAGCGCCCGCTGCCGCTGCGGGGTTGCCAGCAGTTCATCCCACACCTCCTGCTGGTCCATCGCGGCTACCGCGTTTTCCAAGCTGAACCGCGAGCCGCCGTTGCTCACCGTTTCCCGCAGCAGCCCATCAAGCCGCACCGTCTTGCGCTGCACCACCTCGGCCACCTCGGGGTCGTCCAGCAGCTTCAGGTCGCGAATCTGCCGCTGCAGCTCCTGCACCTCTGGGCTCAGCTGACGCCGCAACCGCAGCTCATCGATCACGCCGCCGTAGGCCAGCAGTTCGCGTTGATCGGCCAAGGCCTGAATGGCCGCTGTCACGGCAACGTCTTCGCGGATGCTGTTGCGCGGCCGTTTGCTGCACAGGTCGTAGCGACAGGCCAAGTAGTGCGGGCCGTCCTGACGCGGCTGACGGTGGTGCATCAGATGGCCGCAGTGATCGCAGAACACCAGCCCCGTCAGCACCCGCGTGCGCCGTGGCCGCACGGCCGTCAACCGACGCTTGCTTTGCGCCTGCATGATCTGCGCAATCTCCTCCTGCTGCGGGGGCGTGATCAGGGCCGGATGCGCATGCGGGTGGATCTCATCAACTTCGCCAGGGCGCTTCAGCTTGCGCCGCTTGCTGCCGTCTATGTCCATGGTCCAAACGCAGGTGCCATAGACCCGATGGCCAGCCAGCGCTGGGTTTTGCAACCAGCGCCGCATGCCTTCCATTGAGCGGAACGGCTGAGCGCAATGCTGCCGTTGAAACGCAAACGCTTCCGGCACACTCGCCGTTGCCAAAAAGTGGGCGACCAGCTGCTGCGCCAGCGGTGCCGCCGTTTCATCCAACAGGTAGTTGGTTTTGCCCTCGCTGTAGCGGTAGCCCCACGGGGGCTTGCCGGCTTGCGGTTTGAGCTGCACGCGGGCATACATCTGACCGTGATGCACGCGCTCGCCGATCAGCTCCGACTCCATCTGGGCCATGCCCATCAGCAGTGAGGCATAAAACCGGCCTGTGGCGGTGCTGAGGTCAATCGGCTGATCCAGGCAGATCAGGTTGGGCCATGTCGGCTGGTTGAACAGGCGCAGCAGCTTGCCGCCGCCGACGGTGGAGCGGCTCATGCGATCCAGGCGGGTGCAGAGCACCGTGCTGATCAAGCCCTGCTCGCACTGCTCAAGGAGCCGTTTGAGCTGAGGGCGATCGTCGCGGGTGCCGCTCCCCACGTCGATGAACT